AATCTTGGAAGTGATATTTTTCAGCGTAACACCTGCTGTTCGGGCATTCCAGGTAATCTCGGAAGATATCTGGTTCTCTTTGGTGACAAACTGGGCTTCCATGGAAGCACGATCTATGAATACTTGACGCAACGTTGGATAGAATCGAAATTCATAGGCATAACCGATTGCTTTACCGAGCATGTACCCGGCATCAGTCACAGCACTGTTCTTGTTTGCTCTAGCGTTGAACCTACCAAGTGCCTTACCCATAAGGGGAAGGCACATGTGGTGTCCATAACGGCTAGGAAGAAACGACTTGCTGAGGAAAGACGCTTGGTACAAGCAAGCATGGCGAAAAACTTTGGCCTCCATCATAGCTTCAGTAGCAACTGAAGCGTAGATTTTGGTCAAGTATTTGGTTTCACCAAGAATGCAAGCAATCATGTCATCACCCATCAATAACGCGCGACACTTGCGAATTCGCAGCTTTGTCAAGCTAGCCCACAAAATGCAACCGTTCCAAAACGTGTTGCGAAACGTGGTGTCAGTCGCTCCGGTTGGCAATTGGTTCTCAAGCTTAGCTTTGATGCCGTGTTTGAAGTTGTTGACCTTGAATTTGTTGGTTTTCATGTGCAAGCGCACAAACCATTCAGGGCAACCTAACACGCGCATAAGTGAGATCTCCAAAAGTTGAACATCAGAGCATTGAAACTTATCGTTGCTGCTAAAATCCGCTTCTACCCAGTACTCATTGTCTTCACGTTTCTCCACGTGCGGGATGTATTCTTCGGGTGTCTTCTTGTAACTGCTTTTGAACTGCCAATCTCCTTTCATGCCATTAAGGCAGACGTCAAATCTTCTCATTAGTTCATTGAAGACCGGTCCGGAGATAGCATTGTACAAATCAGTTCCTTTGAAAATCACTCGCGGGGCGAAGTTGGGCTTGTGACCAACTAAAAGGGCCTCGATCTTGACGAATATTTCCTTGTCAGTGTAATGTTGCAGCTTGGCATTAGGAAGGGTCCTCAGAGATTCATCCATGCGTTTCTGTTTCTCTGGGTCAAACTTATCCCTCCATTCCATGTAAAGCTGCTCAGTCCACTGAAATTGACGGAGAGGCTGAGGTGCAATCTTCTTCACAAACTCGTGAGCGCTCTTGATAATGAACGGCGTGGCACGGCCTGCGTTGTGGTAGTTACAACGCTTTCGAAAGGCGGCCACGGTGTTGTGCCATCCGTTATCCGGCACAAAAGGATGGAGCCCAT